CAGAAAATGAAAGATCTAATCTCAGAGTCAGAGAGCTCCATGATGGAGAAAGAAGACAAAGAAGAGAAGATGACCGAGGACGAGGAGAAAGAGACCAAGATGGCTCACACTCCCGACCACGAAGAAAAGAAGGAAGAAGAGAAAGAGAATAAGATGAGCGAGACTCTCAATCAATCGACTCTACTCTCAGAGGTTCAAGCTCTCAGAGAGAATAATAATAAGCTAGCTCAGCGACTTGAGACCATCGAGGCTGAGAAGCTCGCTGTAGAGAAGCGCGAAGCGGTCAATACTCTACTCAATGAAGGCAAGATCCAACCTTCAGAGGTTGAGGTGGCCGGCAAGGCTTATGAACTCCGAAACCTTCAAGGTGAGTTCTGGGCTATGTTCAGCGAGCGACCATCAAACAGCGCCGTCCCATTGGTCGAGGTAGGCCATGGCGCAAGCGGTCAAGAGATCAGCAAAGCTACACTTGATCAAGAGGTCCGTAATCTAGCCAAGGAGAAGAGCGTCTCTTACTCTGAGGCCCTTAATCTTTTCCGTGAGTCAAATCGCGATTATTACAACTCAGTGTTTGGAGGCTAATCATGGCTAACACAGACAATATCATTTCATTCGTGGCCGCTGAGGCTATCACCGAGTACGCCCTAGTATCTGTTGATACAGCAGGCAAGATCGTCATCACTGACGCGGCTACTGATCGCCGTTGTGTTGGTGTAGCTCAGAGAGCTTGCGCCCTTGGTGACTCTGTTGAAGTCAAAGTCAATGGCATTACTCGCGTTGTAGCCGGTGCGACTATTGCTAACACTGTATCTCTCATCATGGCAGATACAGACGGCAAGGTCATCACTCATGCGACAAGCGGAAACTTCTCAATTGGTCAGGTTCTTCCGAACATCAACCAAGTTTCATCAGCCGCCGGTGATCAGATCTTTATCAACTTTACCGGTCCTCAGAACCTCGTACCATAAGGAGTAAACCATGGCTTCATCATATAGTAATTTACATCCTGTAGATCAGATCCTAACAAGCCTAGTTCAAGAGGCTATCCCAAGTGATGATCAACTCATTGCTGATAAGGTCTTTGAGACTATCCGTATCCCTGAGAGATCAGGTACTCTTCTCCTTGAAGAGACTAGAAACTTCATGGGAGCAGGCGCAGGTCTTGACCTCCAACGCGCTCCAGGCTCAAGCCGCGCTACTATCGGCGGCTTTGATCGCACAAGCCAAACCTTCAAGGCTTTGATCTATGCGGCAAGTGATTCCATTGCAATGGAAGACATCTTTGATTCACAGTACCCCGGATCAGAAGAGGCTCGCCTCGCTAAGAAGGTCAGCCGAGTAATCAAGTTAGCTCGTGAAAAGAGAGCGGCTGATCTTCTTTTCGGCACTACTAACTTTAATAATGACACAGCGACTAATGAGTTCGGTGGCAAGTTCAACGCGGCAGGTGCTGAGCCTCTTAGCGATCTTCATGAGCTTAAAGATACTGTGTTCGAGGCTGCCCATGGTATCAACCCCGACACTATGATCTTCGGTCGGCAGGTATTCCGACAGCTTGCACGTAACCCAGAAGTTCGTGGATTCGCAGGATCAGCGGCCGCCGGTATCGCAAGCGGTGAGCGCGTTCTCAATGACGAGGTAGTCATCGGCGTACTTCGTGACGTTCTCGGAATCCCTAACATCTACGTTGGTCAAGCTCGTCAAGATACAGCTGTACCTGGTGCGACTGCTTCAGAGTCTTATATTTGGACCGGAGACAGTCTCTTCATGGGTATCCTTAAGGGCAGTGACGCGATTGTACAGAAGAGCGGTAACGTTAAGGGGATGCCTGTGGCAGCTCTTAACCTTGCATTCAATGATATGGTCGCCGGTCAGTATGACAGCTTAGACAAGACTCGCCGTTATGTTTACGCTGAGGAAGTTAACGTCTATCACGCTGTTGATTCTACCCTAGGGCGAATCATCACTGACTGTCTCTAAGATGGCTTGTCAATGTGGCGCGACTGCTCACCTCTTAAATGAGGTTGATGCAGATGAAGAGGCAATCAAAGACCTTACCCGACAAGTCAAAGGACAGTCGGGACCCCGCGCTACATTGATCAGAGCTAGGAGAGATCAACTCAAAGCTGAAGTTTCAGCCGAGAGAGCTTTCGCCTCTTCACTGAGGAAAGCACGAAAGCAACTATTAGAGACAGTGGGGGCGGCGGTTGACGCGGCTAGTCCTCTGTCTCTTCTTAATCTTAATGATGAACAGCTACTAGAATTCATTCTACAAAGTGGCCTTGGATTAGCAGTAGAAGACTTCATCGAACAGCAAGAGGCAATCAGAGAAGCGGCAGAGCGAGCAATGAAAGCGGTTCAACCTGACTTTGGGTTTAATCAAATCAGTTCACAGCTTGATACTCTTCAAGCTCAAGCGGCTCAATCAGTCTTCGATGATGTCATACTACCCGACTTCAAGCGCTCGATTAATGAGAGTCTAAAAGACCTCATCGTTGATGTACCGGTCAACATAGTCATGAGCAATCTTGAGCAGAGGTTGAAGCGGTCAGAGGGTCGACAGCTCACCGAGGTTAAGACTAAGATCTCTCAATATGGAAGAGGGATCACAGCGGCGGCGGCTGAGGCGGCTGACATGGACCTCTATTTATACACAGGTCCAAGAGATGGAATCACCCGACCGTTCTGTTTACAGCTCATTGATCTTGTCGTGAGCAAGTCGCAGATGAGGCGGCTTAATAACGGTCAAGGGTTAGCTGTAATCACAAGCGGCGGCGGTTATAATTGCCGTCATAGTTGGTCACCTGTTACAGCTGGCTTTGTTGAAGCGGCTGATCTTGACAGGGCCAAGACGAGCGACATCAAGAGCGCAAACAGTAAAGCGAGGTGAGATGAGAAAAGCAATCACAGGTCAAGACTATCTCTATGAGTGGAACGCTCCAACACCGTTAAGCGCAGCACCCACTTTGTCAGTGACAGGGGGCTCAAGCGCTTTCTCAGTGGCTATGACTCAGAGCAGGTCTGACAGCACAGTCACCGCCATCGCTAGCGACCGGCGCACATTGACACTTAGCGCAAGCGCTGACTCATTACAGCGAGACCAAGCCAAGGGCTACCTAGTCACCGATGGTGATACTTGGTTCTCAGTGACTATCTCAAGAGTAGTCGGGACAAGCGCTATACTAGCCGAACCCTTACCAAGAGAGATAGACTTGAGTTCATCAGCCACTTTGGTTTTCTCGATGTACTATGCAACCATCACAAGCGCGGCGGTCACCGGGGTCAGTGGGTACTATGCTTTTAATATTAACTATAGTTCTGATCTCGGTTCACAAAATCACACGCGACTAGAGAAGGGAACGCTCAAAGTCACACCTCGACCCTTCAACACTGGGCTTGATCACGATGAGCTAGTGGCAACCTTTGCAAACCTAGCCGACATGATCCCTCGGAGACAGTCAGACTTTAAAGCTCAGATCAAAGCTAGTCTTGATGAGATCGGTCTCAATATTAGAAACCACTTATCAGCCGACAGCTTGACCGAAGATGAGGTCTTTAACTCAGAGAGCTTCAAGTTAGCTCATGCTTATTGCGCGGCGGCCAGAGTCTATGAGTTGAATCTTCAGCTTGATGTTGCTGAGGCGATGAGGGCTAGATGTGATGATCTACTTAATAACGCTCTAAGCTCAGTCACTATAGACATTGACGGTGATGGGGTCATTGATGAGGGTGAGGAGAATCTTAGTAAAGTAGGCGGTTCAGCGCGTGACTTCAGAGCATCTTGGAAAACATACACCAAGAACTCTAATGATTCATTCTTCACACCTGCTAGAGGAATGAGACACTGATGAGCGCTAGAGTCTCCTTGAATCTTCCTAAGAGTCTATGGACAGCTAAAGACTCTCTACAGCTTGCATCTAATACGGTTGCTTCAATCAAGATTAGGACCGGTAAAGGCTTAGACGCTGATGAGCAAGACTTCAAAGATTACTCTACTAACCCCATCTATGTATCCAAGAAAGGTGCTCGTCTGTCTCCCAAAGGAGGTAGGCCATCGAGAACCGGTCGAAGCGTCTACTATGCTAAAGGATATAAGGAATACAAAGACAAGAGCAGGCGAAGAGGTGGAGCAGGTAACAGCGCCGAAGTTGACTTAGTTTTATCGGGTAATATGTTAAACAACTTTGTAGTGAAGGAGGCGACTGACGCAGGCTTCACTATAGGTTTAACTAAGAATGCGCAGTATGGTTACTATGTAAATGAAGAGAGGGAGTTTATCGGCTTATCAGACAGAGAAGTTGATATTCTTGCCAGAGCTGTAGAGATCGACTTGAGGAGAAAGATCAAATGAGTCAAGGCACATTCTCAGCGCTCACATACTTAGAGAATCTAGTTGAGGGGATCACCCCAAAGACAGACTTACATCATGGTTTTGTGGCCATCAATAGAGGCGGCGGCTACGCCTCCCCACTTGAAGAGAGAGCAAACTCAACACGCTACTTTGAGATGACGCTCGATGGCCTAGCTTTAGATGATGGGGCCGCCGGTCTCAGTGGTCGCAAGCGAGTTAGAGTCAACTGTCGAGTAAGGTATGATATACCTCAAGACGCAGGCTTCCTCACTCGCCAAATAAATGAAGATACCTCAAGCCTCATCAATACGTTGAAGGGGCCTCAATATGATCTAGCTAATACAGGTATCGTTTCTTTGATTCCTCTTGATGCTAGGCTAGAATCAATCACTGATCAGCAAGGTGAGCGGCTAGCGTTCATCTTAGTCTTACCTTATGACCTGCTTTATCTGGAGGCTTAACCATG